GTGCTCACCTTCATCTGCGGCATAATCGTAGGGACTCTCCTTGTGGCAGTCTCTGTGGTTGGCCTCTTCATTCGTGCTTGTCGGAGGTTCTAATGGAACTCCTAGTGATCAGCGCTATGTGCTTGGCATTAGGCATCATCATCTTCTGCATAACCTGAGGTGAATATGACAGACCCATGGAAGCAAGCCTTCTTGGTGGAGAGCAAAGTCTCCGAGATTATGGCCAAGCAGGCTGACCGTGGAGTGTATGTCAACAAGGTGAAAGCTGGATTCTACATCCATGTGCTCACCGAACGAATCAATGCGTTGGATGCTATCGCTGTACCCCAGATGCCAAGGACGCTCACTAAAGGTTGCGTCGCTACGGAGCCATTCCTAAAGAGTGGTGGCTTCAAGAGCAACGTGGTGAACTGGCTCGCCAAGGAAGGCATAGAGGACTTACCTATTGGGGGGCCCTTCTGTGGTGTCTCATGGGAACCGTTCTCTATGGGACGCACGGAGGCGGTTAAGGAATTCCTCGCTGGGGAACTAGGTTGGATTCCGGATACTTGGAAGTTCAAAGACATCACGATGCATACCAGCATCAAGAGACCTCTGAACCCCAAAGAGCAGGACGCGGCGTTAGAGACGTACATGGCTGGGCTCAGGGGTAGCGCCTTGGGTGCCCTCAAGATGCAACTCTTGGGGTTGAAGCCGGGTACTATGACGAAGCGGCAAGTCAAGGAGTTCCTCCTCAAGAAGCGCAAGGTGCCTTCAGGTGCCAAGCTTACAGAGGAGTCTCTGGATCGGATTAAGGATGACCGTGGTAGCTTGGGGATGGCCTTGAAGGCTCGCCTCACGTTAGCCCACAGACGTTCTCTGATCAAGGGTGTACTTGAGCTAGTGCGTGAAGATGGTAGGATCAGTGCTGAGGCTATCACGATAGGCACCCCAACCATGCGGATGCGCCACAAGGGCGTTGTGAACGTCCCCAAGGCAGCTAAGTATGTACTCTTTGGTAAGCACTGTCGGTCCCTCTTTGAGTCCTCGTGGCTCCCTGAGGAGACCGACGGCTCCTACTATCGTGGCTTCGTGTTCGATAACCATGATGGTAGACTACCCAACACCAACGTAACGAAGAAAGGCGAAGTGTGTCGCTCATGGGTTCCTGCCTCACGGCGTGTACTCATTGGCTACGACGGGGCTGGCCTTGAGTTGCGCATGTTGGCGCACTACATTAACGACGCAGAGTATACCAAGCAGATTCTTGAAGGGGACATTCACTCCTACAACATGATGCTTGCTGGTCTACCTAACCGTGACGCAGCGAAGACATTCATCTATGCCTTCCTGTACGGCGCTGGAGATCAGAAGATTGGTGACATTATTGAGGGTTCCAGACAGGACGGCGCTGATATTAAAGAGCGGTTCTTCGAGGCACTCCCCCTGCTGAAAGAGTTGATCGACAAGGTTAAACTCGACGGCGAGAAGGGCTATGTCATTGGGCTTGATGGCCGTAAGCTGTGGCTCCGCAAGGATCACCGTGGTCGTCCTATGACCCACAAGGCGTTGAACCTGTTGCTGCAAGGCGCAGGTGCTGTCGTAATGAAGTACGCAATGGTGTTGCTGGATGAGGCCATAGAAGCTGAAGGTCTCGACGCATGGAAAGTTATTGACATGCATGACGAAGGGCAGTATGATGTACATCCAAGGGACGTGAAAAGAGTTCGCGAACTTATGGATATCTGTGTGAAGAAAGCTGGGGAGTTGCTAGGGATGAATATCCCACTGGCGTCTGACTCCATAGCAGGCCACAATTGGGCCGAAACGCATTAATCTGAGGAGATACAAATGGCTAAGAAAGACAAGTTCATCATCACTACTCCAGCAGTAGAGTTGGGTTACGGTCACCTGCGGACCCCGGACACAGCGTTCAACCCTGATGGTGACTACAAGCAAGACTGGTTCATGACCACCGAGCAGGCCAAGGCGTTCTGTGCAGAGATTGAATCTAATCCTCTGGCGATCACCAAGGCTGGCAAGAAGGTCAAAGTGAAGACCACCAAAGTGGATGGCCTCTTCAAGTTCAAATCGAAGCAACACGCCAAGGTTACATTCAAAGGGGAAACATTCGATGTCAAGCCGCGCCTGTACTACATCGTTGATGGGAAAACTGTTGAATACCCTGAAGATGCTCCGGTTCCGTATGCGGGGTCCAAAGCCCAGCTCGAACTTGAAGTTGTACCGTTCGACGGTTTTGGGGGTGGGGTCAGCTTCCGGCTGCGGGCTGTACGTCTGATCGAGATCGTTGAGGGCAAGAAGTCCTCGGGCAACTGGGATGAAGTCCCTGAGGGTTACACCTCTAAGGCCATCCAGAAGCCAGTCGCTGAGAACACTGAAGTCCCTTCGGATGACGATGATGAAGTCGAAGAAGATGACGATGGCGACGAAGCCCGCTGGTAAGTACACATGGAGCCAGAGGTTTGCCCTCTGGTTCTTCTCTTATCCAGACAAGGAGCAAGACATGCAAGAAATTGACCCACGGGTTGTTGAAGAATCCATGGCAGAACAGGGGGTCCGCATGATGCGGTTCACCCCTAAGGTGACGCTACCAAGTGGCACCATCATCCCCTACCAAGGGCAGAACCCGGAGGCAGATCCAAATGGCATCGACCAACACGCTCCCGGAGCTAAGCTTGACTCGGGTAAGTTGCGCCCATCTCTTATCCTTGATTCAATGTCCAGAGCAATCACTGGGGTTGTCCAAGTCGGTACGTTCGGCGCTAATAAGTATTCTGACGGCGGATGGTTGGAAGTCCCCGGAGGCATCCAACGTTACCGTGACGCTCAGCTCCGCCACGAAGCGAAGCGAGCTGGTGGTGAGCTTCTGGACCCCGACTCAGGACTACCCCATGATTTCCATATCGCTTGGAACGTCTTGGCGCAGGTAGAACTCAAAGCACGCAGCGGGGTATATGATGTACGGTAATGACTTCTGGCGGCAAGCAGAGATTGCTCCCGATCAGGTGGCACACGAGAACAGGCATTACGTCGTGATCGTCACCCCGAAGGTTTGGCGTGATCAAGCTACAAGTGAGACCGATCGGCCACTTACGGAATACGTAGTGGTTAACCGTCTCTACAAGACCATTGAGAGTACAGCCGCTGTGTTGGCTACGGCAGTGCAATATGCTGACACCATGGCTGACATCCTCGATCAGGTCATCAAAGGTAAGGAGAAGCCAGTTGCTAACGTTGTTGGAATCACGAGCAAAAACGATCCCAAGTAACTACCATGTGAAAGGGGTCGTATCAGATGTGGAGGGCTCTGAGGAGCCCACCTACTCTCTCACAGAGGAGCAGTGGGCCAAAGCTAAACGGATGGAGGATCCAAATTATGACTGGTACGCATACAAGATGTGCGTGTCTAATGCGCTCTTCGATCACCCGGATTTTGCCCATAGACAGCATGACGAAGCGATCGAATCGGAGTGGGCAGACATCCTTAACTCCCTCGAACCCTTCAACCCGAGATCAGTATGACGTCTCTGATGTGTTGGCTGAGGGGTGGACATTCGTGGTCAGTCTGCAAGATGACACCGGGGGAAGTAACTTACCGGTGCATATTCTGCACTAAACGGAGAACCATATGAGTGCTAGACGCCTCTTGATCGACGCTGACATAGCCCGCTACGAGATAGGGGCGGTAGCGCAGAACAAGGAAGAACACTTTGGGGTGGTCACTTGGGTGCCCTCTCCAAGACACACTGTGGAAGGCATGGTGGATAACTGGATCGAGAAGATCATGGAGAACACGGGTAGTGACTCCTATGAGGTTTTCCTTTCAGGGTCCACCAACTTCCGAACTGAAATCGCTGTAACAAACGTTTACAAAGGACAGCGCCATGCAGATAAGCCCATACACTGGCCGACCGTTGGGGAGATTCTACGGGAACGCTATGACGCTTATACGGTACACGGAGCCGAAGCTGACGACGTACTGTCTATATTTGCAAGGCAAGATCCTGAGAATGTGGTCATCGCCTCGCGGGATAAAGACCTTAGAATCGTACCTTGCTGGCATTACTCGTGGAAGTGCGGGGAAAGTCAGCCAGAGATTCCTGTCCACAAGGTTGACCTTATGGGATGGGTCGAAGCTAGACCTTACCCCTCGGGAGGTTATAAACTTGTTGGTTGTGGGCTGCGGTTCTTCTATGGGCAAGTGCTCTGTGGAGACTCCGTTGACAACTACAAGGGATGCCCCAACGTAGGCCCCAAGGCAGCCGTGAAGGCACTTGTGGGTTGCAACAACGAAGTAGAACTATACGAGGCAACCCTGAGGTTGTTCGTGACTAAGCTAGGCCCTGAAGAAGGCGCACGGCTACTAACTGAAAATGCACGCTTAGCGTGGCTCTTAGACGACGCAGAGGTAACATACGATGCCAACGACATTTACGTATCCCCGAGAAGCTTATGGCAACCGCCTGAGGCCCTTCCAGCTGGTGAGTCCAGCGGGCCAGTGGTTGAGCCCTCGCTCGTCATGCCATGGGATTTCGACCCTACGGAACCACATCAATGGACTGAGAGAACTTATTGATGCAATCCTTCCGAGTGGCTGTCCTTTCGTCATTGGTGGTGGGCTTGTGCGTGATGGCATCTTGGGTGGCCGTCCTTCTGACATCGACGTCTGGTTGCCTTCCAACATTTCCGTAGCTGACCAAGAGGACTTCCGTCGTCTGATCACCAATGGTCTGTCCAACGCAGCCAACATTACGTGTGTCTTCAGTGGCCCCGGTGCTCTTACCAATGGTCCAGAAGGTGCTGCCCCAGCGGTTCGCAACGTAGCCGAAGGTGATAACCCATACGGTGACGTGAATAACCACTGGGTCTTCGAGGTGAACTATGACGACCTACCTAGTGTGAACTTCATGCGGTCCATGACCCCTTGGACTAACCCACAGGACTTCTTCAATGGCCTCATGCGCGCCTTCGACATCGACCAATGTATGTATTTTATTGGTTACATGCCGGGTCAGCAACAAATCAATAGCGTTATCATGCCGCAGCACCTCGCTGATAGGTACGTTGCCGCCAATCGTCACAACGAGTACGGTGGAAATCTCCGTGCGGTAACTCAAAGCCTTGCCTCCTTCCAGATGAATGAGTTATACTGGAATCAATACCGGTTGAATCTTACCTCTCGTGCTCGCATTGATGCACGTATGGATAAGATGTGTGGCAAGTACCTGTTCCGCACACGTAGCGTGAGTGAGCTGAACGCCATGGGTCACATACTGCCTATCGACAGCATCGTCGCTACGGCTGTCCCACTGCGTCTTGTAGTGAAGCAGGTGAACCGTAATGATGGTCAGGGTATTGTCCCTGTGCCTACCCTTCATAACCGTCAGCCTGAGTCTCAGCGTGGGGTCGCCCCTACGCCTAACCCATGGGCAGCAGTCGCTGGTATGGTTCGCCCTGAGACGTTCGCTGCCCTTGAGGCTCGTGTAACTGCCGCCGCACAGATGTTTGTATGGGATGACCCACAACCAGTTGCTGTCTAAGGAGTAATCATTTGGCTACGCAGGGGAGATACTTTCGCCCCCGAGACACGACACTTAAAGGAACCGGGTACGATAGCAAGCTTGAGCAACGTGTGCATGAGGGGGCCCTTAAGGGGGCCTCCCATCACCCTGAGAGGGTTGAATACGTTTGGCCACACAAATATGAGCCCGACTTCGCGTTGGTCTCTGAAAGCAATACAACACTGGTGGAATGCAAGGGTTACTTCATGGACCGGGACGATGCGTCTAAATACCTCTGGGTACGAAAGGCGCTCCCACCTACGACTGAGCTTGTGTTCTGCTTTGAGAATCCCCACAAGTCAATCCACTTCCAAGCTAAGAAAGCAGATGGCACCAAGATGACTCATGCTCAATGGGCTGAGAAGAATGGCTTTCGTTGGTTCGATGAATCCACTATAGGAACACTACTCAATGAGTAAGCCACTCAACATCTTGGTCATCCCTGATACCCAGATCAGACCTGACAATCTCCGACTGAACACCCCACTGTTGAAAGCAGTAGGTGAGCAGATCGTTAAGCGTCGGCCTGATGTGGTCGTACACATCGGTGATCACTTCGATATGTTCTCCCTGAACCTCTACGATATGAAGGGACGCAACCGCATCACCTTTGATGGCGAAGAAGTAACAGCAGACATCAACGCTGGGATTGACGCCATGAACATCCTTCTGGAGCCTCTGCGTAAGCTACAGGCCACACAGAAGGAGAACAAGCACAAGGTGTACCGTCCCCGGATGATCTTCACCATGGGCAACCATGAGCAGCGTGTGGATCGTTTCCCAGAGTTGAAGTCCCTTGTCTCTATCCCAGAGATTCTCGGTGAGTTCGGCTGGGAAGTCTATGAGTATCTGGAGCCAGTGTACCTCAACGGGGTGGCATTCTGTCACTACTTCTACAACCCACTGTCTGGGCGTCCTTATGGTGGCACCGCTGAGTTTCGTCTCAACAAGATGAAGTGCAGCTTCGTGCAGGGCCATGAGCAAACGTTCAAGCATGCCGTAGAGTACATGAACAATGGATCAGCAATCACTGCTCTGGTGGGCGGAGCATGTTATCTCCACGATGAAGGTTACAAAGGGTTCCAAGGTAACAATCACTATCGAGGAGCCTTCTGGTTGCACAACGTTGACAAGGGTCTATTCGATCTCGAACAGCTCTCCGCAACTCGACTCCTTGCATCTTCCAAGTAAGTCACACGACAGTTGGTTCCCCGGTGATCCGGGGTCCGACACCAAGAGGGGACAATGAATACATACGTCGTAAGCTTTGTAGATGGTGCTGGCACCTCCCAGAAGTTCACCCTTCAGGCTGACTACTTCCGGACAGACACCAACTTCGTGGTCTTCTATACGAAGCCTGAGGATGGCCCTGCTGATAACGTTGGGCAGTTCAACATCAACCGTACTGTGAGCGTCGTTAAGAGCGACCACGAGCCTGCTGCTAAGCCCTACGTGCTGCGTGGCCTGCCTAACGCTGCAAAGGATACCCTTGGTGAGTAAGTTCCTACCTGACGTATACACCATACGTGGCCTCAGGGCTGCGCAGGGCTTCATCTTCAAGGATGTCTTCAGCGCATACCAGTGGCTCAATGAGAACCTTAAGTGCGAGTGGCCAGAACACATCAAGGTGTTGCCCGCTGAAGTGATTTACTATGGAAGCAACCTGACGGTGGACATGAAGTCCTCAGAACAGATGTTAAAAGAAAAAGCTTGACACGTTGTTCCAATCCTAGGTATAATGAAACTATAGGCTCCTCCGTTGAGTATATTACTTAAGGGTATCTGGGAGTCTATAATAACTTGAGGTAACAAAAGATGGTTGATCACAATACAACTCGTGGCACCGTGACTCTGGGCGTTGACGAATACGAAAACCTCCTGCGTCTCTCGGGCCAAGGTGGTGCTGTGGGTGAACTGCCTAACAACGATGGCCTGCGTCCTTTGGAGAAGATTGAGGATGCCCAAAGCATCACCAACTCCGAACAAGACGCGCTGGTCCCAGTTGTTAAGAATCAAGGACGTGCCCCTAAGAAACGTGACCCGAAGAATGTTTCGGAGAACGTAGCTCAGGATGCTGTTAAGGAAGGCACCACAGTCTCTGAGAAAGACAACTTGGACACCAATGAGTATCTCGCTGGTCGTTCCATGGAGAAAGTCCCAGTGGTTGTAGCTGACCCACGCGTCGAAGAACACTCGGGCCTGAAAGCTCGTATTGAAGGTTCTGACACCAAGTAACAGGCAATAAAAAACCCCCTAAGGGAACCGCTCTGGATTAGTGCCAGAGGGAACCTTTAGGGGGTTTTCTTGTTTCTGCCTTATGGTAAATCAAAGAACTCTTTTACTTCTTCCTTCATAGGGGCCAATTGGTTAATCACTGGGGTTTGTTTGAACATGAACTGCCAGATATAGCCGGAGGTTGGGGTCTCCTCGAAGGAGGCGACAGTCTTGTATCCAGCGTTAGCAGCCTCTTTGACAAGGCCAGCGGCAGGGCCGAGGTTAGCCGTTACAGGATCAGACCCGTAGCGGGGAGCGTTGAACATATTCAAGACGTACTGGAACTGCATAGGGATAACCGTTTGGGATAACACATCCATCAGGCGTTGACCCTCAGTACGCTCGTCCTCGTAATCCATAGTGCCATTCTTAGCGACCTTCTTCAACCAGTCCTGCAAGAAGCCCACTCCAATCATTGCCCCCAAAATGAACGTCACACCGATAGCTCCCGCCGTTGCACCAGAATAACTCCCCTGATACGAAGGCTTCATCTTCCGGATTAACTGAGGAAGGATAATGTTGGTATAAGCAGTAGGGTAACGCTTCAGTTGGGCCAGAAGACCAAGGTGTCCATTCTGCATCCACAGAGGAAGATCTGCGCTGTTAGGCTCTAGGATCGTCTGTGAGGTGAACCGACGGATGGCCAGTACCTTTGCTTCCC